TCTCGGTGAGTGCCTTAGAGGCGTCCCGCTGGAACTCGACCACAACCGGAGAAACGCCCGGACGAACCACGCTACCCTGTGTGATCATGGGTGCTGCTTCGGCGTAACCGATGCAACCCTCAGCCCACATAGCGCCATCGTAGCCGCCGCCTGAGCTCTCAAGCTGCTTGCTCGTGTAGATGTCCACACCTGCAAACATGCCAGCATAGCCAGCGCCCTTAACTTCGAGCATCGCGGCTGTTGCAGGCACAAACTGAATTGCGCCGGCCTCAGCTCGAATCGAGGACTGAAGCTGTCCCAGCTGCTGGGGGTTCAAAAGAGCAAAGACCATGCCAGTATTGCCTGCCGTCTGAAGCTCAGCGATACCATCAAACCAGTTATCAACGCTAAGACTTGTGCCCTTAGAGCCCTTGTCTGTGCCGAAGCCGGTAATGGTGTTGCCGATGATCTCCATAAAGCACTGCTCGGCCTCGCCAACCATTGAAGCAGCCAGACGGTCTACGCTGATGTCTGTACCGGGAAAGCCGGTTAGCTCTGCAAGATCGCCTAGGTCGCGGCGCAGCGAGTAACGAGCAACAGCGAGAGATACGCTAGAATCCGTGAGCGCAGTCTCGGTTACGTCGGTGTCCTCGGCAGCGGTTACGGCGAACTTGTCCGAACCATCAAGGCCAGCGATCCGAATGCTCAGGGTGTCAGAGCCACGGCCATTAATGAGGCCATAGGACTTAACCGCGCCGGAGTTACGGATAGATGAACGGTCAGCCAGAAGAAGCGCGATCTCCTGATCAAGGACTGCGGCGAGACGAAGATCCGTCTCCATAGAAGAATGAGTAATGGGCATTTGAGCACCTTTAGAAACAGTGTTTTAGTTTTGGGTTTGAGCCGTCTAAACGCTGTTACGGGTGCGACCCTCGGCAAATGGAATTGTATTAGAGCCCGCGCTGCTGCGTCAACCCTGCAATTAGGGTGTCTCTGTGCGCTTTGTATTCATCGATCGACATTGAAGCAATATCGGCGGCAGAAGGCATAGCCCGTGCCGGTGGAGTTACCACGGCCCCAGCGTTAGCGCTTACGGGTGCAGCTGCTGGGGCTGTTGCGCTAATCGTCGGGTTAGGTGGTGCCACCTCGGCCCCGTTGGCTGCAGCCTGTGGCGCTGTAACGGGTGCGGCTTCGGCAGGTGGTGGCGGCATTGATCCGGCCTCAGCTTGTGACGCGGCAAGCAAAGCCGATACCGCTTTAGGCAGCTCATCACGATTGCCCAGCCAATCCCCCAGGCTCACGCCATCGGGCGCCCGTCGCTCATAGATAGCCAACAGATCGGCCACGTCCTCGCTATCAGTTACGCCGTGCCGGTAAACGTCAAGCTGTCTGCTGTGCTGTGTGCTGAGGTTAGCGGCGTGGGTGCGGGCTTCGGTCAGCTCTGCAGTTAGAGCCTCTACCTGCTCGGCTTTGCTCTGCAAAGTCTGTGCCTGGGCTTTCAATGCCTCCAGCTCTGCCAGCGCTTCCCGCTTATCGGCGGCCATCTTGCTTAGCCGGTCCTCTGGAATCCAGCCCGATACCTCTTTGCTACAGTGTGGGCAGCTTGTCCCCATGGTTTGTCCTTCCTATTTAGGTGTTGAATGCGATTGATTCGCGTCTAATCCTGTCGAGCTCGTCTATCGCCCGCTCTCTGCTCATGCCTGGGTGAAGCTCCATATAGGCGTCCACCTTGGACATAATACCGGCCTGGATCTTCTCTATTAGATCCTTTCGCATCCCGTCCCGCTCTTGCTCGCTCATCGGGATTGCCTGATAGCGAATTGTGTAGCCGGCCTCTGGAACGCTATAGCCTGCAAACAGGTTGAGCATCTTAGCGGATACGCTCAGCAGCTCGACATCTCCGGCCCTAAACATTGGCTCATATTTACGCTGGGCCTCCCGCTTGCCGGCATTGGTAATGCTGATTGCGTAGCCGCTGCGAGCTGTGCCGCCTAAGCGCTGCAGGTCTGCAGGAGAGACGCCCGCGAACTCTGCCACCCGTTGCTCATAGCTGCTAATAGCTTCGAGCATCTTAGACACGTCAGCACCTGCGCTAAACTGGCCCAGCTGGGGCTGTAGGTCGCCTTCTGCTTGAAACATTAGGATCGATGCAGGATCGGTGCTAATGGCTCGCCGTGTGCCGTTGTTGTTTCCGTCCTCAAGGCCCATGCCCATAGGCAGCGCGCCGATGCAATAGCGTTGCGGCCAGCTCGCATCTCTTAGCGTGTGTCCAAACATAGAATAGAAGACAGCACAATTGAGCGACCCGTAGACCACCTCTGAGCCCTCGTATGCGTCCCACAGATAGCCCGTCTTCTCTGCGTGGTAGAGCACACCAGGAATAAACGGGCGGCCTGTGCTGTCGCGGTATGGGTAGGCATCACCACTGCGCTCTGTGCCGAGATAATCCATGGTCAGATCGCGGCCTGCTTTGCCGGCGTGGTCCGTGGTTAATATGCGCTCAATCGGGTTTGCCGGGTCGCGTATGTCCAGCTCATGCCATGTCCAGATCAGCTCACTCGTTTTAGGGTGCTCTCGTAGTCTGAGCTCGCGGATAAATACGGGTACGTCCGGCTGCTCTGAATCTGACAGCGCAATAATTCGATTCGGCGCAACTGGACGGTAAACAAGCTCACCGTCTGCGTTAGCGCTTACCGCCATGTAAAATTCACGGCAGCCTATGACGTTTGCCGCGAATCGCGGCATCATAGACCACAGCCCGCTAGCGTCTACTGCTTTGATAGCCTCTAGCCCTGTATCGTTGCCGTCCTTGTGATCAACAACCGGCGCCCGGTCATACAATACGCTGAGCTGCTTAGTAATTGATCGGAAGATATTAGAGGATAGATCCGGCGTACCCCAAGCAGCCTGCCGCCCTGGGTCGACGTGCAAAGCTACAGCTTTCTCTAAGTCATCCTCCCACCTACCGATAAGCATTCTCATCCGTAGCCCGGTGTGCTCCCACCTCCGCGCGTCCTCGGCTGTGGGTGCTGCGGGTGGATGTGGTGTGGTTTGAAGACTGAGGCCCATAGGTATACCTGCCCTATCTTAGTACATTTTTAGCTTGCTTGGAGCATATAGCCTACGCGTTATTAGTTCAACAGCCCCGTAGCGCAAAGCGTCCACGCTATGCTTGTACTCGTTATCAACAAAGGTAAAATGTTGCAGGCTCTTGATCAGCTGCTTGCACCTGGGATCGACAAAGAAACCATTATGGATCATGCATTCATTAAGAATGCTGCAGCCCTCATAAACTGACCCGCGCGGCTTGTGTGCTGTGCGAATGGTAAACGGAAGAGAGCCCGCGCCTACTCCGATCTCCCGCTCTAGAGCTCGCATTAGGCGATTGTTTCCCATCTTGCCTCCGTATTGGCGGCCACCATACTTGCGGTCCCCCCTCCATTGATCTACGCTGTGGTAGGTCATGCCCTGCCGGCGCAGCATGGCAAGGATCCCCCGCGCGTGCTCCTCTGGATCAACGGCATCACCGCCAGAGGTGTACTCATCCAAGACCCAGATCCGAGGGTGCCGCTGTCCCTTGTCTACCGCTACTAGGACCGCCACTTGTGACCCGGCGTCAGCGCCATGGTCAATGCCAATACCAATCTGCACCTTAAGCCCTGGTGGCGGTCGCTCGCCGCATACCATCTCAGGCTTAAACGCTTCAAAGGTGCGGCCCTCCGTGGGCCCGTTCCATTCACCTAATAGACGCTGTGGCCTGTCCATCGGCAAATACTTTGCAGCCACGTCGTCTATCTGTGCTTGGGTCAGCATGGGTAGCCCGCCTTCTGGCGTGACGTTTTCCACGGTAAGCGGCGCCGGATGGTCGGCTATTATGCCCTGTTCTACCATGTCTTGCAGCCATCCACACGGACGACCAACGGGTGTCATCGTCAACCCTACGCCGCCCAGGTCGCCGGCTCTCAACACCCGCGCCGACAGCTCGCCCCAGATTGCTCTAGGTGGTGGCTCGTCAATGCCCACAAAAGAAATCGTAGCGGAGGCCACGCCTAGACTGCCCTGATTCGTTGTCTTTATGCGTAGCCGTGATCCGTTCTTAAACGCCACGATCGGAACCTTGCCCCTAAAGCCTCTGCCCGGGTTGTATTCCGTCTCCGGGTGAAGCATGTCTTTAGGTAACACCTGCCAAAGTTTGTCTTGCAGCGCTAGGCTCTGCTCCCAGCTGTGACAAATCAACCACACCTCGGTAGGTGCTGGCGGCACCTCGATATATGGGTGTTCACCCATGCACCGCCAAACGAGCTCGGCGCATTGGGCATAGCTTTTGCCAACTTGGTTACCGCCTCTTAGCAATTTAAACCGGCTTTGATCTTGCAGGTAGGCGAGCTGTGGAGGCGTAAACCGTGCAAACTCTAACGGCCTGAGCTCTGCCCGTTCCTTCATTGTCTGCAGCCCCCGCGCTAGCTTGCTTAGGTTCACCGGCTGCCTCGGGGTTTACTGCCTGAAATTTTCAAATTGCGATCTTGATCAGCATGGGGGGGGGTTTCCAGCCTAACCACGTTACGCGACCGGACGGCGCCTAGCGTCGCGGTTAGTTGGTCCTGCAGTACGGGCGGCAGCTCTAAGACTACCGATTGAATAAACCCTAGCAGCTGCTCCGGGTTCATCGACTCGATCGGATCTTCGCTTGCTTGTTTTGCGTGTACCAATTCCTCTTGTGTCTGCATCTCCAACTTATGGAGCTGAGCTAGTGCAGTTACCCGGCCCGTGTGGCGGCACATCTCAATATCACCGCGTAGCTCTGCCAGTTTTGCAATTTTGTATTCAACGGTAGACAGCTCCGCGAGCTCGGGCGCCTCGTTCTTTACCTTCGTTGCTGCCCGTCTTGCGTTGGCGTTGCGCTTAGCAAAGACACCGTGTGGTGGCTTGCCCTTGGTGCGCTTGTTTGTGTCCTTCTCGTCTGCCATTCGTTTTAATTTCTTGGGATTTATTCACAGCTCGCGAAAAAAAACCGAGGAATCAAAGT